TGCTTGGTGATAAACTAATAGTCGGCGGGTCTGCTGCAGGTGGATTAATTGTTTGTACAACTGTTATTGAACTAGGAGATCCAACTCCAAACGTAAATACATATGTAAACGTTCCCCAGTCAGTGTGTACTCCAGATCCAGAAGCTTCTCCATTTGAGTCTAAAATAACGTTATTGTTTCCAGTGAATGGGCCTCTATCGTAAGTCCAACTTATATTTACAGTATCTCCTGGAGTTCCCGAAACTGCTATAGTATATGTATCAGACTGCCCTGTTCCTGCTGCACCTGTGAATCCAATAGGATTTGGTGTGATTGAAGCTGAGTTTGGTCTATATCCGATAGTTGTTTCAACAGTATTTGCTGCTACAGTTCCGCCTGCGCCAGTAGCAGTACCGGATATTGCTACCGTACCTACAGAATTTTGCGCAGGAATTGTTTGGGTTCCTGACGTAGCTGTTCCTGGAGAGGTTATTGAATTTCCGAGTACACCAACTATTACTCTAGTTGTAGATGTTGCATTTGTTGCCGACCAACTAAAATCAAATGGGTCACCTATATATGCCGATGACGGTGCTGTAATAGTCATAGTCGGTGATGGTGCTGCTGAGCCAACATTAACAGTTTGTGAAGTTGTTACACTTCCTGCTCCGTTAGTTGCAGTAAGCGTATATGTAGTATTTGTTGTAGGAGATATTGTTGTAGCACCACTTGAAGCATTAACTGATCCAATTCCTTGGTCAATAGTAACAGTATCAGCATATTGTACAACCCAGCTTAGTGTTGTACTATCTCCTGATGTGATAGAACTTGATCCTGCTGTAAAATATACTATTGAGGGAATATCAATAACAGTAGCACTATCGTTTATATTAACTCCGTCATAACTAGCTGCTCCTGCAATGGAGCCTCTGCCTGAGACTGTAATCGATACACTATTAGATCCTGTTTTAGAACCAGATGTATTGTTGATAGGACTACCTACTAAAGAATATCCGACTGATGCATTTGTATCGTTTGGATCAAGTGTCCAATTAAATGTTGCTGTGTCACCTGAATTATATTGTGCTTGATCCCAACTAGCGGCAGTTAATACAGAAGCCTGAGATGTTACTACTATTGTGTCTTCTACGTATGTTGCACCTTTTACTGACGTTAGTCCATTAGGATATCCATTTGGTGAAATTCTAACAGTCCATGTGCCTGTGAGTGCCGGAGTTGACGTAGCCGATCCTATTAAATCAGTACCATTTGGTACTCCGTACGTAATGCCATTAGAACCAATTATACTAACTATTGAACTAGTATATCCTCCAGCATTCCACGAATAGGTAACACTATTGTTAACTTCTACTGTACTTGCAGCATATGATATTGACGGTGCTTGAACTCCTTCAAAAGTAGTCGAATACGATCCGTTGCCCCAAGAGTTAGACGTTGTAATATTTGCTGTGTATGTTCCTGTTCCTGTTGGTGTAATTGTTTCGTTGCCGGATGTAAGGTTACTACTAAAAATAGTAGTTCCGTTATGGTTAGTTACTGTAACTGTAGTTGTTGTGCCGCCGCCGGAAGTCCAAGAAAGTAACGTTGAACTTCTTGTGTCAACACCACTATCATTAAAACTAATACTAGGCGTTGGAGGATCTTGTGTTGCTGCAACGTAGTGAGTTGCACTTACAGTGCCTGCCGCGTTTGATGCTGTTAGTGTATATGTAATGTTGTTTGAAATAGTTACATTTTCAGTACCTGTTGCGCCTGTAACTGTAACTGATGGCGATCCGTCATCTGCAGAAAGTATCAAAGTTGTTGCATTACTAACATTCCACGATAATCCTATACTACTTCCAATTGTAGCAGAGCTTGCGCCGCCAAACGAATTAATAACAGGGGGTTGTACAACACTAACTGTTGCTGTTGCTGAGTCTGTTCCGTCACTGTTTGTAGCTGTTAGAGTGTATGTTGTTGATGATGTAGGACCAACAACTGTACTTCCACTAGAAGAATTAACCGTTCCGATGCCTCTGTTGATACTTGCACTTGTTCCATTTAATATAGTCCAAGATAATGTAGAACTGCTTCCACTTGAAATGCTGCTAGGTAATGCTGTAAAACTTGTAATAGTTGGCGGAACTGGAATTGTATTACCTAAAGGAGTAAGTAATGATCCAACCGGCGGAGTTGAAATAACCACAGTGTCATAATCAGTTCCATTAATGTTAACTTGTCCATTTGGTAGTGCAACTTCTGCTATACTACTAAAGTCTCCTAGTACAGTTTCGTCAATTCCCCATGTTGTATTATTTGGTGCATCGTCTGTAAATGATGCTTTAAATTGTATTGTAGTTGCATTAACTTCTCTAGCAAATAATTCATAATCATTTCTAGTATAAACTGAGCCGCCTGTTTGACGGTATACTTTTTGATATGCAGAGCCAAGTTGATAGTTTCCTATACTATAACCTGTTCCTGCGCCTGTACTACTAGAAGTTGCATTTGCTTTAAACGAAATAGCACCCATAGCACTTAGTCTAGTTTGCCAGTCAACTGTTTTAGCTTGAGATCCTGTATATGCAACATTTGCACTACATCTAATTTGTCCGCCGGCATTAAAAAATTCTTGTCTTGCAATTGCACTTGCAAAAGTAACTTGGAAAATATGGTTAATTGTTCCATTCCAGTTACCACTTACTGTATTATATCTTGTACTAGTTATTACTGCATTTTGAGAATCTAGTAGTGCAGAAACACTTAGTTGTGTTGTTGCATCAACTAAAAATTTATCAGTATCAATGTCTGTTGCAAGAGACTCTAAACCTTGCATATAAATTTCTTCAACTTTATCAGTATCTTCAAGATTTATATCGTAGTCGCCCACAACAAAGGGATTTATAGTTACACTAGAAGCACCTAATTGGTGTGCTCTAATACGGATTAAATCAATATAAAGATTTTCGTAATCTTCTGCTGAAATTTTATCAGCATCTAAAGGATCAGTTACTGATCCTGTACCAGTAACACTTTGAGTAGTAAATGATTGTCCATAACCGTATGTAGGCGTAACAGATGTTGAACTACCAAGAATCAAATTAACTTGATCTCTAAGAGTATTATATCTATTAGCTAGAATTACAGTTGGCATCTACATCTCTCTTTTTTAATTATAGTATTTATTTAGAAAAAAATTCTAATAAATTACTATAGGATTATGCCAACTCGTGGTCGTTAAAATAAGTAGGAGCAGGAACAACTACGTCTGAGTCAGCTCTATAATGCTGAACAAAACTTTCAAGTCTTCCGTCTACATTGTTGTCAATATTATTATCAAATACAGTATCGTTAAATTCAACTCTAAAAATAATTCTATTTGCTATATCACTTCTAGCTTTAATAGTGTATAAGTTGCCTGCATATATACCACTGTATGTTCCTGCGCCAACTTTTTGGTAGATTGTTTGATAAGCACTAGTTAAACCATAATTACCAATTGCTTGTGTTACCGTATCTGCATTTGAACCAATTTTTTGATAAGTTTCGTTTGCTTTAAATTTAATAATTCCAACTTGCGAAGTTAGCTGCGTCCAATCTAACCCTTTTGGCGTTGCTGCGTTAGTTACATTTGCTGTAAATCTAATTTCTCCGCCTGTGTTAAAAAAGAATCTTCTGTGATTTTCTGACGAAAAAGTAACTGTAAATTCATGATATAATAGACCGTTCCAATTTGAAGCTCTAGCAGTAGCAATACCATATTCTAAAGATGCTTGTGTGCTATCCATTAACCTCTTATCAGCTTCTACTTGAGTCATTAAACGTTCAAAATCAGCAATACCTTTTTTATCACCGTCTGGATCTGTACTTGATACACCATCATCATTTACAAAAAAGCTAGTTTCTTCTGCAACTACGTTTAAATTTTGTATTACTTCAGCAATACCAGTATCGCCAGGTCCAACTTGGTGGACTCTTGCTTTAATAATATCAGTATAGATGTTGTTTAAATCTTCGGCAGTGATAACATTATTATTATCACCCGGCGCACTAGATACTTGATTACTTGACAGTGTTTGTCCATAACCGTTTTGTCCCGAGCCTGTTCCTAAAATTAGTTCTACTCGAGATTGTAAGTTATTAATTCGTGCTGCTGTAATATCTGCCATGACGATTCCTTATACCTTTAGCACACATTCTACTAACTTTTCACCCTCGTCATGATTGCTTTCTAGTGCAATTCCAACCATTGATCCGCCATTAATTGCAGTACTTGCACAACCATTTTCGTCTACATATACTGCATCACCTTTGCTTACTGGACCAATTACTCTAACCGGTAAGCGTCCTTTTAAGCCAATGTATTGTCCTTCTGCATCACTGTTCATCATTACAGCAGGCTGAGTTGACACTACACCAATTGCTATACAACCTCTGCCAGCTGCTTCAACTTCATGATCATCATGTCTGCACACACATACTACTGTACCTGGTGCTAATTCTTCGCCTGTGCTGTATTTTTCTGCTAAGTCAGCATAACGTGCTGTTGTTGCTGTACCGTCAAATAAATTTGCTGCAATAGTTCCTGTCGCATCTCTAACTGCAACTGTATCTGGATTTGCACTTGTACTTGCACTACGGAAATTTGTTCCTACTCTAAGTGTATTTGCCTTAGTAGCTTCACCAACAAATGATGTAGCGTATACATTTGCCCATGTTGCAGAACCTGAACCTAAATTAAATGTTGCATCTGCTCCAGGAATAAGCGATGTAGAGTTTATTGTTGCAACGTGGGTTAATGTGCCGCCGCTGTCTGTAGTTTTAAACTTAATTACACCATTATTTGTAACGTTTTGAATTACGCCATCAAATCCATTAGTATCAATTTTTATGTGTAAATCATTACTATCTCCAACAAAGGCACCAGAGTCAGGTATTTCAATTGATTCTGTAAAGACAGTATTTTGTCCTTGTGAAATTTGTACAAAATCACTAGCAGGAATACCTCCTAATTTTGCTGCGTTAGACGCTGTACCCCAGAAATAGTGATCAGTACTTGTTACACCATTAGTTGCTGCCTTTGTATTTTTAAGGGTAATACCTTTTTTGATTCTATCAAATCCTTGAGCTCTTAAGTTAACTTCGCTTACATTTAAGTCAAATTCATTTGGGCTAGTTATAAATAGATATTCATCTTCAATAATGGCTACAATAATGCCTCTTGGAGTACTAGTAGTATCTAAAACTTCCATACTTTGCATTTGGGTTACGCCTTCGCCTGCATTCTGCGGGCCAATTAGTATGAAGCTAGTTCCGTTGTATACATAAAGCTGATCGTTTGCACTATCCCACCAAAAATCTCCTACTGCAAGTCCGCTTGGCTCGCCTGTTGAAATTTCTGCGCCGCCTGTTGTTCGCCATTGTGCGCCGTCATAAAATTTTAATTTGCTATTTCCAGTATCAAACCAAATCTGTCCGCTGATTGGTCTTGCTGGCTGATTTGCTCCAGCAAAATTTTCTAGCAAAAACAGGAAGTTTTCATTCTGGATCTCACCGTAACCTGCATAGTTTTTACCTATAAATTTTAGGTCAGTGGTTTGATCAACAGTTCCGTCTTCGACTGTTGTTAATAATGTATTGTTATATCTGTCTATTTGATAAGCCATTCGTGTAACCCCTAAGCATTTATATTATTTATCGTTTTTATGGATATGCGGTTGTTGATACCCACTGCCAATTTGTTCCGTTACTTTCAAATGTCATTACAGATCTTACTGGCGATAGTACAACACTACCAGATGCACCAGCTGGATCAAATACTACATCTTGCGTAACAGTTTCGTTTAATGTTCCTCCTGCATCAACAGCAATATAACTTATTTGTTTTATTGATTCAATATCAACACCCGATACAGTTGCGCCTGAATATGATGTTGCATGTATTCTAGCTACCTTTCTGTTATGTGTTGTTGTTAAAGGATACAAATCATCTAAATATCCTGCTACAGCATTTTGTAATGCTGTACCAGAACCTAAACCTGTAATGTCCATAGAAAATACTATAGTTTCTGTTGCAATTTCTTCGTCTACATAGCCTTTGTTTGCAACTGTATCATCTGAATCTTCGCTAACTGATAAAATTGCTGCTTGTTTTTCACTAATTGCTTTGCCTGCACCAGTAATTTTTTGATTATCTGTTATATTAATGTCACCTAATGCAGTAATATTGATACCATTAGTACCAATAAGATTCATTGCTAACAGATTGTCAGATGCATCGCCTAGTGATATAGCTGCACCTACTTTAATAGTAGTTCCGTCAAGTCTTATATTATCAACAGATAATGCTGATAGTGTACCAAGACTTGTTAATTGTGGAGCACTTGTAACATTAACTAAACTGTTGTTTGTTAGTTTGTCTACGCCACCAATTTTATAAGTTAAATTTGTATTCAATAAGTCTATGTTTACGTTAGATGTGAAGGCATTTGTTGCAAATCTCCAAAGCAAATCTTTACTTCCACTTAGACTATTAACTCTTAATCCTGATTCGTCTGCTAATCCATCAGTTAAAGCAGTACTATCATTAAGTATACCAATCTCTATGAGTTTATCTTCTACTCTAAGTGTTTGTACATCAAGTGCTACACGGTCACCTTCAACAATTAAATCTCCGGTTACTCTCAAGTCACCTTCTACATCTAGTGTATACTCTGGTAATCTATCAGTTGTAAAGATACCAACTCTTGCTGTACTTGCATCTACATAAACAGCATCAACTGTAACAGCACCAAAAACCGACGACTTAACACGTAAACTTAAATCATGGTCTGTTAGCTGATTTTCAATGTAAAAACGTGGTCCTACAACTCTTTGAACATTGTTTTGAGATAATCCAATAGTTAAACCACCTGAGTTTTGTATAGTTAATGTTCCGGTTGTAACACCATTAGCAGTTGACGGGAGGAAACTATCAGCAGTTCTTACAACTCCTGAAGCAGTTACTAGTGCGTTTGCAGAATCAGCAGTTCCTCTATATTTAAAATTGCTTTTATCGATTATGTTATAGCCTTGATAGATAATACCGTCTGGATTAGTATCTGTAACAAGACTTAAAATTCTTTGACTGTATATCGGTGTAAATTCAATATTACTAATAACAGCAGACATTGTACCGCCTATATACAAATAAACAACTGTTCGAGAACGACTTTGTGTATCTAATATACTTCCAACTTCAAAACCACTTTTTCCTTGTGCTTCTGTATATTGAGGACCAACAAGTATTAAATCAACACCATCAAAAGCATAAAGTTGATTTGCTAAATTATCAATCCATAAGTCTCCAGCAACCATCTGCGGTCTTGTATCTGTTACGCTAGGTCCGCCACTTGCTTTCCATTGCGTTCCATCATAAACTTTTAAACGTTGCTCTGATGTATCCCACCATATTTGACCAATAATAGGATTGCTAGGAGCAGCAGTATTTGCAAAATTTTCTAAAAGTTTTACAAAGTTCTCGTTAAAGTATTCACCATATCCGCTATAGTTTCTACCAACAAGAGTAAGATTGGTGCTATTAGTGTCTAATTGCCCGTCTATAAGATCTATTAGTAAAGTTCCATCTGTCTTGTTTATTTGGTAGCTCATGTTATTGTCCTGTATAAATTATGTAATTAACGGCTAAGTATGGGTTCATTACATTTAATGCTTCGCCTATTGATGTATCAGTCTTAATACCTCCACTTGTCGCCAATCCTTGTGTTCCGCCGCCGCCTGGTTCAATAGGCAACGTAATAGCATTACTGTCTGAAGCTTCTCCAGCAGCAACTCTAATACCATAGAATTGACCGTTAGTAACATCGCCTTTTAAATCGTGTTCGTGTTCTGGTAAATTGTCTAATTCAATATTTACACCTTCAGAGCCTCCAGTGCCGCCCATTGAATCTGCTGCAATATCAGTTACTCTATTTGCGGTTGGGCCTCCCATGTTATCTAAGCCCATTGCAAATCTACCACGTAAGTCAGGTAGTGTAAATCTGTTAACTCCGTTGTCAGAAACTAGTGTCGGATCTTTAAAATTATGTTGGATTGCTAGCCACAACTCATTATAATCTGTTTTAAGAACTTCCGAACCATCGCACAATAACCATCCTTCTGGTGCTTCTTCGCCACCATATGGCATAATTGCTCCTGCAGGAACTAATGGTATTGATTTTAAGAAGTTACGTTTTGTAATTCTGTAAACACCTGTTGTTCCAGTTGTTCTATTTAAAAGGATTTCGTCTGCATTACCTGCATCATATGTAACATCTTTACTACTAATAAATCCATTGGAAATACTCACATTAAAAGTTTTGCTTGTTCCGCCAGTTTGTCCGTCGAATTCAAAACTATTATTTTCTACATCACCTGTAATATTAAATGTAGTTGAGCTTGCAAGTCTATCTGCTGAGCCTGCTCTCCCTGATACTGTACCGCTTACGTTACCTTGTAGGTTACCAAAAAATGTTGTAGCATAAACTTCATCATATTTGTTGTTAGTTGTACCAATATTTCTAGCTGCATTTTCGTCTGGAACTACATTTCCAGTATATAAAATTCCGCCAATATCTACATCGCCTCCGATGTAAGCGTTTAGTGAAACACCTAAGCCCCCTGTTGTTGTAATACTTCCTGTTCCTATCGATGTAGATTGTTCAGTACTAGCAACTTGAATTACTCCTGTTCCGGGTTCTCCAGTTTTTGGTGCAACTTTAATATTACCTTTAACATCTAATGCTTCTTCTGGAGCACCATTGTTAATACCTACTGAACCTTCACTATTAATAGTTACTATTGTAGGAGACAAGTTACCATTACGCATTCTTACATCAATACTAGAACCATTTGTATTGTGTTGTATTACACCTGTTTCACCGTCAATACCAATAGTTAATTGTCCGCCAGTACCAATGCTAATTCCGTCATTTGATTTTACACTAAGTTGGTAGTTGGTTGTACTTGCTGCATTGCCTTGTAAAAAATTACTTGCAGATACAACTTCACCGCCTACAACTAATGCTTCAGCTTTTTCAGCAATACCATAATACTTTAATGTTTGTGTGCCAACTATTGCCTCATTAGCAATGTTCATTCCTGCACTAATACCTTGTCTAAATCCTTTGATAGATGTTTTAGGTATAAATGATTGGCTACTAATAATAATTGCAGGTTTGTCTTCAACTTTAATAGTAAGAACACTATACGTAACATCATCTGTTCCTACTATTGATTCTGCTTGTGCTCCAGTTAAAAGGCCGTCGCTGAAACTTGGGCCAACTAGCACCCAGCCTGCGCCAGTAAACAAATAAAGCTGTTGACTTTCTGTGTTTACCCAAAGATCACCGGCTGTTGAATTTGCTACAGCAGGTTGCGAAGTTGCTTTTTTAAGTCCGCCACTAGCAACCCAATTAGTACCATCATATACCTTTAATTGATCAATTCCTGCTGAAGTATCGTACCATAATTGTCCTTCTACTGGACGAGCAGGTGCTGTATTATTTGCAAAGTTTTCTAATAGATGTAACAGGTCTTCTGCAATTGCTTGTCCGTAACCAGTAGTAAATCTACCAGGAATACTTAAACTAGTTTCTTGGTTGAGAGTATTGTCTTCAACGGTAATTGTACCTTTGTTTACAGTATCGGTATAGTTTATTGTGTATGCCATTTATATACCCCTTACCCTGCTAAACTCTGAACTCTTACAGTATAGTCAATTTGTATTAAGCGGTTTAACGATTTTTGCACAGGGTGGAAAATTACATGAGTGATTAATTTACCTTCTCCGTCCTGTGAATAACTACGTAACCCTAACTCGTCAAATACATATGGACTATCAGTTGCAGATGCAGTATCAAACGCCTCTTGACCGTTTGGCTCGCCATAATCAAGCAAACAACTTACAACAATATCAGTATAATTTGTACCTGCAACGTGTCTTGTTTCTAACTTATTACGTGCAGGGTCTGTATTGTTTACGCTTCTGTCGTCTACAACTTTAGTGTAAGTTTGATTGTACAAACTTGCGTTTGTGCCAGTTGAATTTGGTGTTAGGTATGTAATAATACCAGTTGGATCGACGTTTGTACCGCCGTTACCAAAACTCATCTGGTAAATGAATCCTTGTCCTTCGTTTGCCAAACTTTCTGCAAGCGCAATACTCATATTTTCATAATGAATTGCGTTGCGTTTGTCAACGTAGACTTTTTGAGATTCAGGGTCATATATTTTTATATGTCCTTGAACTAGTACTCCGTTTGTATCTTGCATAATGTCACTCATCTATTTTTCCTATACTGTATTTATTCTGGTAGCTCAGATGTTCCTGCACGTAAGAATCTTGCAATTGAATTTTCTGTATTTCCTAGTGTAGTTCCTTGTGTTGTCCACGCTCGACCTACTTTTTTAACAACTGTAATTCTAGAATTTTCTGCAGGAGTGTTTAATAAAGTAATACTATTTGTATCTGCATCAAAACTAAAATCTGCACTAATTGTTACATCGCCTTCTGGACTATCTAACGCAAGCGTTGGATCAAAAACTTCAATTGTAGTTTTACGCTGTCTTGTGCCGCCAACAAATACTTCAATTTCATTTATAGAATTAACATCGTAATCTATTTCAAAATTGTTTGTATTTCCGTCAGCTATTGTGTTATAAGCTAAAGTTGTATCTCTGTATGGAACGGTTTTACTTATGTTTTGATCAAATACATTTGTTCCCGCTGAGTGTACTTCTTTAACTCCTGTTCCTAGTGTACCTCTACGTAATTGACGTAATGTATTATCTTCTTTTACAAAGTACTCTATACGTTCGCCATTTATAAAAATTACACCCGGTAAATTTAAATCTTTGTTAGGGGTTGATAGCGTAGATCCGTCAACAACTTCTATACGTAAATCATAATAATTTAAATCTTGTGCAAGTGTAGTTGCTGCACTATCAAGTCGTTTAAAGTGTGTTCTGTTAAGCATATCTTTAAACTGTCTAAACGCAAATTTAGGAACACTTACATTAGCAGCAAAATGTAATATATCTATTACATCGTTTGCTTGTGGTGTAACTGTTAATCTAACTTTTTGTTTATCATCTGTTATATAATAATCTACACTCGGAGTTAACAATTCTCCATTTAAAGATACCCAAACATACTGTGCATCTACAGCAGGTTTACGTAGTTTTATTTCACCTAGTGTTAATCTGTTGTATGTTACATACTCTACTTCGCCTGCATATGTAGTAGTTCTTTCAACAACATCATAATTTATTCTTTCTAATTTTAGAATGTCATGATTTGTCATTTGAATAATTTCAACAGTTTCTTGATCAGCTGGCGGTGTATCTAATATTACTGTTGATCCAATAACACGATATTCACCATCTGTTATAACATAGATATCTAATAAATCTCCAGGGGTACCAATATCATCTGGAAGTACAATACTACTGTTTGCAATATCAAATCTCCATTGTACCGGAGTTTCAATTAATTTTCCATTTAAATAAACACTAACATCAGAAACATCTAAACTTCCTTGTGGTTGTTGGAAAATTTCTAAAGCATATTCTCTTTGATTGTTTTCTGGAATTTCAAACTTTGTATTATAACCAGCGTTTAAAATTCTGTTTCCAACTTTTACAAGTATGTTATGTTGAGTTGGAGCAGCATAAAGAGGTGTTGACTGAATATCATACTCTATACTAACACCATCACCTACAAACATACTTGACGACATTTGACTATAATTTACAACATCGCTGTTTCCAAATAGCGTAAAATTAATTACACTATTAAGATTTGGTGGTGTGTCAAAACGTATAAACGCTCTTGTTGAATCATTAGTGTTATAAACTGTTACGTCTTGCTGTACTCCATTAATATTAGCATAGCCAGACATTCCTTCTACAAATTCAACATTAGTTTCAAAGTCTGTTTGTTCTCCGTCTCCAGTAAATTTACCATAATCAAGTATACTTTGAACACCTTGTGCAACTGCAACTATGTTAAGTTCCTCACCTCCAATTAAAGACGGAATAGTTATAATATTTGAACTCCAGTTAATTGTAAACTCAGAATCTGCAAGTATTACATTGTCAACTTTTACAATTACTGCTGATATATTGTTAGGAATAACTCCTAGATTATAGTTAAGTGTTCCTGGAACTGCACGATAACTTTGAGAATATATTACGCCTTGTCCGTCGCTGTCTCTTGTATAAACTTTAATATCAAGTGTATCAAGAATTTGTCCAGGTACTAATTCTTCAGGACCACCACTAGTTGTTGGCGTAACAAATCCATCGCCGTCAACAATTATATCCTCAGCATTAAGTCCTGTTGCTGTTGAATATTGTAAGTCGCCGCCTTCTAATTGCGTATCATAACTATCAGGGTCAATTTTAACACTGCCATCACTAGTAATTTTTCGAATAGCAAGTACGTCTCCGTCTAACATCAAAATATCTCTTGATGCTAGATCAATTGTATCAGTTACTCCGTCGCCTGTAATGCTATTTGTAATAGCGTGTACATTTGTCGGTGTGCCTGCATCGTAGTCAGGATCATCAATTCTTACACCATTTTTATATAAGTTGTAAACAACTCCGTCTTCTAATGGTGCAGAAAGTTGAACCGAAACTGTTGAACCATCTGCTGTAAAAATTTCATCTTCAAATGTATTAACAAAAGAATCCCAATTATCAGTATACCAAGGTTGACTATCCCATCCTGCAGAACTTGTAAAGTCAAAACTTGTTACTTCAACTCCACCATAGTCAATACCTGTCATTAGCTGCGCTAAATCTTTACCATACATTCCTGCTGTTGGTGCATATGCTAAATTAATTCTGTCTTGTGCAGTTAGCATACTTAATGGTTTATAATATTCTACACGAATACTTGCTCCAAGTGCAGGAGGTGTAGTAAATATAATTTTTCCTTGATGTCTAGTATATGTCTTACTATTGTCAATAATATTTTCGTATGAATATTTGCTTCTTAATTGTAATACATCATCAACATAAATTTTAACTTTCTTTTTATCAAGGTCCATTGGCCATTCTAAGAAGAAACGTGTTTCAGAATTTGTTCCTACAAAAGTCTCGGTTTCTGCTAACGACTCTATAGTAAATGTTTTAGAAACACGGTCAAACTTAACTTTAACTCTTGTAGATCTTACAGATCCGTTGCCTAATACCGCAGTTGCTTTAGCAGGAGTTCCGGTATCTAGTTGTGAACCTTCAATTACTACTGTTGGTGCGCTTGTATAGCCTGTTCCAGGATTGGTGATTTCAATCTTTGTAATTTTTCCGTAACCTAAGTATGCCTTAGCTGTTGCGCCTGTACCATTGCCGCCTACAAATTTAATTATAGGTTCATAAGTATATCCGCTTCCTGTATCACCTATATCAACTTTGGTTATTTGATAACCTAAATTATTCTTCCAGTTGTTTCTTGGTGGAGTTTCTAAATCAAAGTTTACATCTTGCAAACTGCCATCAACAATAATAGCTTTACTCGGTTCTATTTTTCCAGTCAAACTATTATACTTAGGCGGTAAATCAAAATCAGTTACTACACTGTTGGTTTCTTCAGTTACAGTATATTGACTTACAAATTCTCTTAATTTAGTTTTATAAGGTTTAAATTCTTCTACAAAATCTTGATAGCTTTGTAAATTATCATTATTGAATGTAAGATCTTTTTGTCCTAGATCGCCTCGATTGTGTTTTGCTTTTACAAAACTAGTTTTAAATACCCAATCTGCTGCTGGCTGTTCAGCCAATACATAACGTAGTGTAGAAGCAAAAAGTTTATTATATTCTACTTCTAAATCACCAACAAATAATTTATCACGTATAGTGTTAAGAATTATTCTTAGTTCAAATGCAGGATTGCTATCATAAAAATAATTGTCAAAACTTCTATTACTATAACCTATAGTATTTTTACTAAAATTATACAATGACTCATTAAATTCTATGGTACCATTTTGTCTACCAATAGTTTTATAATTAACAGTATAATCTTCTGTATCTTGAGTATCTATTTTTTCAAGTAATAACCAGCCGCCTGAGCCAATATTATTAATTTTAATAACATCGCCAATGCTATCAGATAGCGTAGGTAACTGATAAGAACCATCAATGTTATGTTTAATGTTTGTAAACTGATTATAACCAGTAGCGTACCAATCTTTATAATCCCAATAAAGTTCTACGTTATATCCTTGAACTGATATTCTATTCCATGATTGGCTTTCTATATTCCAGCTATGTAGTGCCCATTTATCCTGAACTTCACTATCTGCTGTTACAAGTGCAGTAAATGGTCTAACTGTTATAGTAGTGTTATTATCATATCCATAACCGTCATTAGTTATTTTAACATTTGTTATTTGTCCTAAATTATTAAGAGTAATATCAAAATCTGCATCAAACCCTTTGCCGTTTATTTTAAATGAAGGTGCTACTTTGTAACCTCTTCCAGAATTAATAATATTAATTCTTGTAATTCTTCCATTTACTATCACAGGCTCTAAAATTGCTTGTGTAATTTTACTTGTACTAATATATTGTAATTCGCTAATAGAGTCAACTGATATATCGTATTTTTTACTAATTAGCGTTGGCGCTTCGTCTTTTGCTGTTAAATCAGATATGTCATACTCATCAGTAATTAGACTATTGCCTAATACAAAATTAACTCTTTCAATTGTTTGTTTAAGAGCTTCGATTCTATTAACAAACATACTTTGTCTAGGACGACTTTGTACACCATAACGATTTTTTACTGTTATATCAGGATCTGGAACTAATCTAGAATTTTCATCAAAGCCAATTAAACTATCAAACCATTTGCGCTCAATATCAGCATCAGGTTTAGACGACTTGTCGTTTTCTGAAAGCAATTTATATTGACTATGTAGATTTTGATTTTCTTTTGGACCAGTTGAATATTTAATGTTAAGAACAACATCATCACCTTCAATAACATCGTCGCAGTTGTTTAAAACAAATTTGTTATTTGTTAGTAATGATAAAAACTTATAACCTTGTGTTCTAGGATTTGCAATAAGTGCTGCAATATCAAATATTGATAAGAATCTGTCTTCCATTACTGGAACTGTTCGTTTTGATTCTACCCAGTAGTAGTACTTGTTTTTAAAAGTTTTAGAAACATCATCATATATAATTCTTGTAGAGAATTTTTCATCTCCATACAAAGATGTACCACTTATATCTTGTGATGCACCTTCTGGAGTATCTGCAAGAGTATCCCAAGAACTTGGTAGGTAGTCACTTTCAACCCATTCATATATGTTAATAGTTGCGTTAGGTAATAATTTATTCCAGTTATTTTTTTGGAATGTAGTTGAACCTTGGTGTGCATTAGCAAATTTAGCTGTAGAAATATCCCACCAAACTTTACCAACATATTCGTCTGTCCACACTCTGTCAGGATCAACATTATTATCTGTAAGCTCTCCTGTGTTATAAAGCGCAGGATCGTATGGTGCTTTAAATGCTATTTCTTGATCAGCTACTCCTGGGATTTTTCCTTGTACAGGGTCTACATAATCAACATAAGTGATAATTTCATTCTTTCTTTTATTGTAAAGAAATGCTCCTCTAATTTTAGAAACATCTACAGGAATAACATTTTGACTTATTGCTTCCCAAGCAAATACACCATTACCTTTTCTAAAGTCTAACATAATGCCTTTGTAGTCGCCACTGTATTGTTGCGGCATTCCTACATAAACATGATTGTTATTTGAATATACATTTTCGCCAAACATACGTTGTGACAACGAATATCTAAACTGTTCAGAATATATTAGTGTATCTTCTAAATTTTCGTAAACATAAACAACACCTTTATCAAGTATAATATTATTAAATGTAGTAAACTCAGCATCAAATGTTGTAGCAGTTCTTTCTTTAGATGTAGTATCTAATGTATAAGAGTTTTCATCTACTCTATCTGTATATGTGTCGAAACGTGTTGGAATTTTTTGATCGCCATTTAAACTTGATATAACAAGATTGTCTTCACCAAAGTTTAAACTGTAACCAAACCCTTCGCTTTCTTCATTATTTGGCGGCGTTAATGTTTGTGTTTGTACAAATTTTCCGTTAACTTGACTATAGATATAAACAATACCTTGATTAATCTTTTTGTCGTCATTATACGGTGCGCCTATAGCAATTTTTCTGCCATCTGGACTTAGACTAACAACATCTGCAAATCCTTCAGTATTATTAGGAGAAGGTATAACTTGATCTACCATATACTTGTCATCTACTTCCCTGTAAACTACAATAGATTTGTGTATAGTACTGTCTGTTTCCATTTGCTTACTAGTAACAATTAAAACATTACCATCGTCACTAATATCGAACGCCTCACTAAATTGTTCAATATTTTGTATAGGATCAAATACTTCTTCATTATAAAAATGTGTTGATGTAAGATTCGGCAAGTAACCTAAGTAATCAATCTTAGTGCTTATTTCACTCCATGATGCATTTGAATTTGAAGGTACAGGTGCATTAACATCAATATTAGTATTAGCAGACCAAAGTTTGTTATCGTAAACAACTATATTACCAGATTTATAAGTATAAGAATTATCAAAATCTCCTCGATAATTTGTATCTTGGCCGTAACGCCAACTAATGTTAGTCCAATATATAGAATCTTGTATTACATTTTGTGTTTCAAGAATTGCTTTGTTTGCACGGTAGTAATTATCTTTATAAATTACAATATCGCCTATGTCATATGCTGTTAACTGGTACTCTCCTTTGAAATTATCTGACGGTTTTGTACCGTGTCTAACTATTTCAATAGTTCCTGGATATGTGCGTCTGCCTATTGAATCGTCTAATAATTCTTCTGTTGTGTCAACGCCCTTAGAGCCAATCATTAATGTATAATAATTATTATTTTGAGTAATTTTTACTAAATTACCAAACTGTCTACCAGCATGTCTATATTCTGATACAAATATATTTTGTAAACGATATTCGCCTGCAACTCTTCTAAAAATAGCAACTGCGCCTTCGTTTTCTAGTCCAGTTTTTGCAACTCCGTATTTGTCTGCAGGAATATTGTAAACTTGAGTATAATCTTTGTTTAGACTGTAAGGAGGATTAGCTAGACGTTGTATTCCAGATTCAGTATTTTCGTTGAAGAACCAATATTCTTCGTCAACAACTTCTGGTTGCGTAACAATATTTAAATTGCTATCATTTGCAAATACTAATAATTTACCTACTAAATTTGTACCTAGTACAATATCATTATTAATATCTTCAACTGTACCAATTACTCTGTCAACATCGTTAACACCTCTAATGTTTGGATTAACTGTGTTGTTAGTTCCTGCTTTTCTACGGATTTCGTATCTTCCAATATTTGATAATTCATTCCAATTTCCTGACAACACTTTTACATAAACTCTAATACTATTAAAGTTTCTTCTCATAAACACAACTTCGGCACTACTTGTTGTAGTTGAAGTTAGTGCTAGTCCGCCTTGTCCGTCTCTTGGAATTTGTACATCTTCTAAAATATCACCAATTTGTGGTTCATATGGGAAGCCTTGGAAGTCAAATTCTGTAAGTTCAAAATCTATGTATCCATCCCAAATATCAGTTATTGTATGTTTTTTGTTTAAAAATTCGTATGTGAAAGCAGTATTACTTAAATCAATATTTCTATTATCTAAATCATACAATCTAAATTCGTATTCTTCTCCAACTTGTACTATGTTACTAAATTCTTTTCCTACTCGAGCAATCCATCTATTATCAAGTTGCGGAGAACTAACTCCGCTAGTTCCGTCTGCGCCAGCCGGGTCACCAGTATACGAAAGACTTGACAAGAAGCTCGCTTGGTTTTTATTAGTAATGTATGGGCCAACGGCTGCAATTGTATTTTGAATATTGTAATAATAGTTTACTGGACGTTGCGAGTCAGCAGGTCTAACATCTGCATAAACTAGACCTTTACCTGAATCATAATATCTTCCATTGTTTGAATATGTAAATCCAGTTTCAATATACCAGTAACCTGCAACAGCATCTGTTATAGAGTACGTTGATTCTTCTGTATAATCACCAATTAAATCGCCTTCGGCATTGTAAGCAGTACCAGAAATATCAAATACACCATTTGTGTTTGAAACATAAATTACTGCACTATCACGCCTTGTTCCAACATATACAATTTCCGCTGCGCCGGTGTCTGTAGTAAATGTATCGCCTACGTTAGGCAATGTAACAAATGTCTCAAGGAAAAATACATGATCTACTTTTTTAGCAATAGTATGTTCTTGATTTAACCAATTAACAGTTATTTCAGCAATTTCATTATCAAACGGATATTGAATGTCTGAAGTATTGAATGCATAACTTACTGTATTCCAATATAAGTTTACTAAATCGCCCACTGCTGTACCAAGGTACATATCTTTAGGAGCTCTTACTAGAATGTGATCAACAGTATTGTTAGGTAATCCAGGATCGCCTGCAACTAATAAATTTAAACTGGTACTATCAGCATCTTGCTGTGATGCAATATTAATATATGTATCAAATGTAGTAAACGGTTGATTGCCTATTTGTGGTAATATTTCTCTATTAGCTTTCCATAGTGTTTCTCTATAACGAACAATATCACCTTTTACATAAGTCTTATCAGATTGAAAGTCAAAAGTTTGTTCATTTGTATTTGAATCTGTTTTATAAGCCAATTTAGTTTTAATATTACTTGCATTAGGAACACCTACTACTAAGTATTCACCATCTGGAGAAACATCTATACTTCTACTAAAGTCTAAATTATCTAATGCAAAATAATCATCATTGTCAAGTTCAATTTCTTGAGACAAGTTTAAATTAGATGCTTCTCTACTT